TCGTCGGCAGTTTTGGAATGATGCTCTCGTGCAGTTTAGCAGGGAGTATGCTGATTGGAAGCGGCGAGTTGATATGGCCTACCGGGCCTTTGACGCAGACGAGCTGCGTCGGCTGAAGGGCGATCTAAAGAGCTTCAAGGAGGAGCTCGGCTTGATCAAGATGAGTCTAGCAGAGTGTCGCTGAAGCAAACACGGGTTAGGTTGAAACACACCGCCCACTTTTTCATTTGTGATGTATTTAATAATGTGGCCGGTAGCCTTACTTGGAGCCGGACTGGCTCTGGCCTACGCTTCTACCCGAGGCGTGGCCAACTTGAAGGAAACCCGAAGCCGGCGGGATGGGAGGCTTTATGATGTCCAAGATTTGCCGGATAAGCAGGAAGCGTGCGATAACTTATCGGAAGTGCGCGAGAACTTGGATAATCTTATGAAGAAGTACCGTGAAGATCCAGCTACGGCCGCCGATCCGCGCATTAAAGTTCTGTTGGAACGGTACAATCCCGACAATATGTGCGAGAACGATATTCACGCAGACTCTACCTCATACTCCGAAAACAAGGGCCAGAAAGTGGTAGTGTGTCTGCGGGACAAGGCCCCTCCCTATAAACTGGCAGATGTCAACACCGTCATGTTCGTGGTTCTTCACGAGATGGCCCATTTGGCCACTACCAGTATTGGCCACACTCCAGAGTTCTGGACTAATTTTCGACGTATTCTTCAGGACTCGGTGGGACTAGGAATATATAAACAGGTAAACTATGACCGGACTCCTGTACAGTACTGCGGAATGACTATTACCAGTAGTCCATTATAGGCCCGAAAATAAAGGCCAGAATGAATAATGTTGAGGAAGGAGCTCACAAACATCCTTTCAAAAGAAAGACATAGCGCTAAATTCTTTCAGGATGATAGTATTGAGACCGTCAGAGAACAACTGGCGAAATCGGCCAGCAGTCATCCTGACCGAATGTTTGTTCTGGTAGCGCTGAAGCTGCCGAAAGATTACTATACTTCCGACCCTCGGCGATGGGAGATGTTGTATAATCGCTTGTCGTACAACGGCCGAACTATTGAGAAGTCGGTATTTGACGAGTACCAGACTTCTTATCGTTTTCCGAACAGCCGACTAACTTATAAATCCTACGACCACGGGGAATGGATGACGTACCCTGAAGAACTGAAACCTCTGTTTTCCGAGCCGATAACCGAGTACCGCATTTTCGGCGTCCCGGAACTCAAGTCGTTTATTTTACCTATTGAAACCGAGAACTCTTACATGTCCCGAATTCCGGCCAATAATTTACCGAGACCCGATAACGCGAAACTCCTGTCCACCGACTACGATATTGAGGACATTGAGCATTTTTCCTACAAGATTTACGAAGAGGGTCAGACTTCAATGTATTACTACCCTTACCTCCGAACCGTGACCCCGAATATTCTGTCGGACGAATCCGTGCGTATTCTGGAAAAGAACGCCGCGCTGCTTACCAATTTACTTGAACTCCCAATTCCCAAGGAGCACCAGCATTCGGCCATTCATATCCGCCACACCAAATTTTATGTTCCGTGGGTAGATACCGATTTCGGGAGTGCGCTGTACACCCGTTTCGAGCAGATATTTTACGGAATGACGGTTTCCCCTACCGTGCCGTACATCGGCCTGTTCACTTCCAAGGACGAAATCAACCGTCATAAATTTTATACTGCCAATCCCAAGACTGAAGATACGTACTTGGATATGTCCGATTGGAAAACGTGGTGGTCGTCCACCAAACCCGCCCGCAATCGTCCTACGCTCATAATGTACCGCGGCAAAGCCAAGAACCATTTTGACCGTATCCTGATTTCGCAGGACGATATGGTGGTTTCATCGTACCGCCCCAAGAAAAGCGCCGAGACAGAAGACGAACTCAAGAAATCGTGCGAGAAATGGCTGAAATCGTTTGACGCGCTCGTTCCGTTCTTGGACGAAAAGGATACGCATCCTGACCGGTGGGAATTACAGAATATGAGCGTAAACGTATCCTATCCCAGCTCGCTGAAGGATATAAGTATCCTGCGCTTCAACTGTATAACGCCGTTTTATGCTATTTCCGATAAGTCCAAAGCTAAATTTATGATGCTCCGAACCGATCACGAAAATTTAGGCGTTTCGTCTATTGAGGTTCTTCTGCTTCAAAAGGCGCAGGAAGGACCGCTAGACCCTAAAGAAATCGCCCAAGAATTATCGGTGACGCGCGAACACGCTTCCAAGCTGATTAACGATATTATGTCTCGACAGGACGAGAGCGGACGGATTGGCGAGCGGATATTCCGAGGATACCCTACTCTGGAAATTGGCGACGACTTCGTGGAAATTTCGGTAGTTAAGGAAACCAAGTTATCCGTTCAGTACGCCGATATTTTGCGGTACATCCTTTCTAATCCTGAATCATCAGATCTTGATGCGATATGTCCGGCCAGATTACAGACCGTTTCGGCCGAGTCGGCGACTATTCAGACCCACGTTGAAGATGATAGTATTATAGATGATGCGTTTGCGGATTTACTGGGAGAGTTTGACCAGAAAGAAGATCTGAAGACTGTGGATATTCCCGATGAAGAGCCAAGTATGGTTTTTAACGTAGTGAATCAGCGCAAGACTACGTACAGTTACTTCGCCAACCGACTTCGGGCATTTGATCCCGAAACCTTTGTACCGGAAGCCAAGTTCTCGAAGAAGTGCGAGAAGCTACAGCAACCGGTAGTACTTACGCCAAAAGACAAGAAACGGTTGTCGGAATTAGACGAGGGAAAGTATGACCCGATAAAGAACGCCGAAGCCGGAAAGTTACTGGAAGTTACAGATCCTGACGGAACGATGATTTGTCCAGAGTACTGGTGTATGAAAGACGAGATTCCATTAAGGGAAGAACAGCTGTTATCGGAAGATGGAACTCTGAAGTGTCCAGTATGCCGCGGGAAATTGGCGCCAACTAATACCAAGTACGATCCTCGCGAGTTTCCCCTAATTAAAAAGAAAGAGGAACACAACTTTCCTCGTCCAAAAGAAAAATCCCCCGGAAACGGTAAGGATATCCCGTGCTGTTACAGTAAAACGAGAACCAAGAAGATTGAGAAGACGGAAATCAAGGATAAGTACTACGTATTCCTGGACACTAAACCCACCCTTCCTGAACTGCGTCTATCAAAGCTGGACAAGAACCTGGTTGAAATCTTGGGTCTGGATGAAACGTATGTGAGTTTAGATAATCAGCGAGTATCAGAAAACACTACCGGGTTTTTCCGGGTGGGATTAGGCCATTCGTCCAAGACTCTTCCCCAGTTTCTGGGAATGACGCAGAAAATCCCCCTTCCCCGTGATTCTATTTCTACGGTAATGAAGTGTTCGTTTATGAGACTTTGGACCAAGACTTCCGATACCCATTTCCAAGACATTCTGGGGAAGTTAGATAATCCGGATACCGCCATTCGCGAATCGGTAGCCCGAATTATTTCGGGAATAGACGACGCTTTTCATCGTAAGGAACTGTCGCCCATTCAGGAACTGGAGTATTCGGCTCTGGCCCTGAACTGTGATATTTTCCGCATAAATTTACGAACTAATTCCGTGGGATGTTTACTGTACTCTTCAATCGTAAAACCCCGCTCTCGCGCTATCATAGTACTACAACGCGACGACGAAATTGATATTCTGTCCCACGTCCGGCGTACAAAGAATGCCTTTGTGTACCAAGCCAATATATTCGAGGCCCCGTTTGAAAAATTTACCGGAAACTTACTTACTCGCGAACGCAATACTGCGTGTACAACCGAGATTCCCAGTTATAATCAAGCTAAACAGGTCAGCGAGAAACTAGGACCTGAACCGTACTCGGTGGTTCTGGACCCATTTGGACGGGGACAGGCCCTGTACATCCCCAATAAACTGGTTCTTCCGTTCCAGAGCGCTGTCATTCCCGATACTGAAGATTCGCGCATTTGGGGATTTTCGTCTTTACACTTACCTTCTTACGAAACTATGAAGGAAGTGCTGAAAAAGGCCGAGGCTACGACGAAAGGGTACGCTTTCCAAGAAGGACTTTACGATTCACACGGAATGAGGGTGGAAATACTTACGGCCAGCGGACTTCGGGTTCCCGTAAAGCCGGAAAAAGTAGGTACTGGCGAACCGAGAGACACCATTAACACGGTAGACGGTAAGGAGTCGGAACTGATACTTGGAAAGCCTAACTCTGAACTAAAGGAGAACCACGCCAAGATTTCTTACGACGCCGAAGTGTTTGAGTTCCTCATCTTTCAACTATCTAAGGATTTGAAGCACGACGAGTACCACGAATTGCGTAGCGTACTACGAGCCCATCCTCTCAAACGCAAAGATGTAGAAACTGGCCTCAAGAAATGGTTTGATAAGGTAACGCAGTTTGTGGACATAAAGGAATCCCGAGAGTTCATTTCCAAGATCCGGGCACCGTGTGGCCAGTTCAAGAAGAAGGATTGTAAGGGTAATTTATGTGGATGGGACGGAAAAGTGTGCCGCATCCAAATCAAGAAATCGGTCGCAGAAGATAAGTTATTTAACCGTCTCTTCTCCGCCGTATTCGATAATTCAAAAATTAGAGCCGTGGTCCTTGATGGACGAACGACTCCGTTTTTTAGTACTATTCTGTACATCAAGCTTCCTCACGAAGTAATTTTGACAGATAATGAGATTTAGACGTTCTCAATATCAATCTCTTCCTCCCGTCCCTCAAATTCAAACCCACCTTCGTGGGCAGTTGTACGACTCAGTAGATCTGTCTCGTCAGTGACCAGAGACGTAACGTTCGGATGAATAGCGGTATGCTTCTCAATCTCCGCGATGTCCTCGCGCGTCACGATCGCAATCATTTCAAGTGCCAAAGCCCCGACAACGCCGGTCTTTGCTACGAGAATAAACACCCCTGAATCAACCATCATCGTCTTCTTGGCTCGTCCGGTAAATCTTCCGGGGATCTTGGCCTGCTCTACCAGAACCTTATCATTGTGCGAATACACTACTTGGATTCGTGCGTTGCCCAGATTCTTAATAACCCGCGCAACGTAGACTTCAGCGGGCTCCTCGCCCTTCTTTGGGTGCTTCAAATCGTAGATATAGCTCTCAATCATACCATCACTCTTGGCCTTGGAGGCCGAACCAGTATGACGTGGCATTTTATGCTCTTAATAAACTTAACTTTTCAAATCCGTTTTAGCGCCGACGACGGCCTCCCGTCATCGGGTTGGTCATTGGCATACCCAGAATACTCGGTGGTGGCGGCATTAGGCGCTGCCTCGCGACATATAGTGCGTAACATCCAAGGCCAAACCAAATAATCTTCCAGATCCAGCCCCCAGCCGTACTAGGACGCGCGGTAAATAGATCCGCAATGATGCTGATAACAAGGTACACTCCCACAATTAGAAGAAGAATACCTACAAAGTCCATTTATTTATTATAACCTAATATTTACCACCGACGACGTCCACCCATTATCAGTACGGGAGGGTACAGTAGCTGGTATCCGTAGTACGCAACAATTAGACCGCCAATGATATATAACGCACTGAACACCCAGCCTTCCGTACTTGCCGGAGTATGTGCGACCATGGCATACATCGTGTAGCCTACCAGAACCAGTCCGAATAAAAGAACGATAGATCCAACAATTGCCGACATTTACTTTAATACAACCTATTTTATGCGCCCGTATGGGTTCACGAAATAGTTTTTCAACCGTTTTGTTTATATCAAGGAGTCCACCACCAGTTTTATATTAAACTGGAAACTCTTTACGCCTTCACCTCCGTCTTGAGGAAGTGGACCTTCAGGAAGCTCTGGAGGTTCAGGTACGTGACCTCCTGGCCGTCCTTCGCGCGCAGGAGCTTGGCGAGCTTGACGTCGGGGATGATGCGGCGCTTGAAGCTGGGGTCAAAGCACTTGTGCTCGCGGACGTACGTCGCCACAAACTTCGTCACATCCGTCTGGCTCTTCTGGCTCTTGGCCGGCAGGCCCATAAAGCTGGACAGCTCATCGGAGATCGGGCGGAGCTTTAGGAACGCGTTGTTGGCGCGGCGGGCCTCCCACGCCGTACGCTCCTCGGCCGTCATATCCTCCGGGTTCTTCTTCACGCGGCGCTTGGAGTTGCGGACATCGCGCTTCAGGGCCTTGACCGCCTCGCCGGCCTCAACAATTAGGGCACGCAGGCGCGTCTGGGTCTCCGTGCCCAGCGCACGCAGGCTCTCCTGTAGAGAGGCCAGCACCGTCGCGGCAGAGCGCTCGGCAACATCCGCCACCGGCGCAGTGGAGGCAGCGGCAGAGGCATCAACGACCGGGACCGTCACCTCGGCCTTCGCAGCGGCCTTACGGGGGGTCTTGGCCGGCGCCGGGGCAGCGGCAGCGGCGGCAGGGGCAGGGGTAGAAGCGGGGGCGGGGGTCTTCTTGGCGGCGGGCATCTTGGTGTTTGACTTAACGGCAGACTCGGAAGCGGGCATTTCTAACGCAGGTTATACTTACAGTACTCCTTACCTGTTTAAATCACATTCTACAGACGGAGCTGATAATTATGAAACACACGGTATAATTCTCACGACAGTCGTACAAAATTGACAACAGGGCCTTGGATACCGAAAAAGAGGCCTCTATTCTATTGGGCTTGTTCCTCATAAAGTTAGCGAGACAAGTACGTATCCACTGAACGTACTGGTACCTTCGTGACCCAGCGGGATGCTCCGAGGCAAAAGATACCAAATCTTGGTGAATGAAGTTGAGCATAACCAATAACTGCGACCGATTCAAAGATGTGAACAGGAGATGATTCATATCAAAAAATCCGTTCTCTTCAATAATCTGGCACACGTGCAACCACTTTTCTTCTACTACTTGAAAGAACGAAAGCTTGGAAACGTCGTGAAATAATGGCAGGCCTAACTTCTTCCGCATTCGGCACGTTTCCCGTAATCGTTGCCTCGTCTCAATGGAAAGTTCTTGGCGGGTATACGGGTTCAGTGGTTTTAAAGCCGTCTTCATTACCTGATTTAGGCTTCGTACATCAAACCACCAAAGCTTATCGGATTCCTTGAAAGAAAAGTAGTCGAGAGGACCGACCTTGTTCTTTTCGTCCAAGGTTACTAATTCTTCATTGTTATGGCAGGCACTGCGATTCAATACTCCTTCTCCCGCCAATCTCAATCGCTTGCGAATGAAGTGGCCCCTCCACATTTTCTGGATTTTAGATATCCGCGATTCCCCGCCAATTATGTCTACCCATAATCTCTTCACCCTCGTCTTGGCGTGTCGGCCACAGAAGAGCAAGCCCTTAATTGGTTGGGCGGGACATCGGTCAGTACTCGTCTTGTTCTTGCAGGAGGCGCACAGCATTATTAATTACCTACTTCCTTTCCTTAAAGCATAAAATTGATTTCATTTTCCCGAAAACGGATTTACACCTTTCTAGCGTATACAGGTTACAAAACAAGAATGAACGGTCCTATCCACTCAAGCTCCATCGACGTCAGCAATGTATCGTTTCAGGTCGGCAAGGCAGTATCGGGTCGTAATCCTTCTATCACACTAAAGTACAATAGCAACAGTCTGCTAATCCGTCTGCCCCGCGTGGCTTACCCGGGTGGCGTCCTAATTCGCGAAGGCGAGACGGGCGTCAAGACTTACACGCTAATTGGCTCAATGAAGGGTTGCGACTCCTACGGTAAGGAGCGTTCTACTGGTGCCGACGATATGGGTAAGCTCTACAATCTCCTAAAGGACCTTGAGGAGCATATCATTAAGTCGGCCGTAGAGAACAGCGCAAAGTGGTTCGGCAAGAAGCGTTCTGAGGAGGCAATCCGCGACAGTTTCAAGTCAATCCTGAGCCTCTCTACCGACAAGGTTGATGGCGAGTACGTGCCCAATGGCAAGTATCCCCCGAGCTTCCGCGTGAAGGTCCCGGTTTATGACGGTCGCGTCTCAACGGAAATCGTTGATGCGGCTCGTAACCCAGTGGCCTATGTCACGCCCGAGTCTCTGCCCGCACACTTTCCCAAGGGTGTTGAGGCAAACCTCGTAGTCAGCGGTAGCATCTACGTGATTGCTGGCGGTGGCTTCGGTGTAACTTGGCGCCTAACGGCCGCACAGGTATTCCCGCAGGTACGTCGTACGGCCGCGCAGATGTTTGACGACGAGAGTGGGGCGCCGCCTACGGTGATTGAGGAGCAGGAGGATGCTCCTGCGTCAGCTGCTGTTCCGAATGACGATTCGGAGTATGGTGGTGGTCAGGTTGCGGAGGCGGAGGCTCCGGCACCTGCTCCGGCTCCGAAGGGGCGTGCGCGTCGCCCGGCTGCGGGCGGTGCGGGGTCAGCGTAGACCAAACACGTGAATCTGCGGGAGCAGTATACATAATATAAGAATCATCAACAAACAATACCGAGCAATCGGGACCAACATAACTACTCATTTTTATTTCCGAGCAACCGTTCAGAGGTAAAAGGGATTTTTTTCCACACTTCAGGCACTCGTGAATTTCTGGAATATCGGTCAGGAGTTCAGGCGTCATCAATCGGATATTGGTGTTCAGCGACTTCGTAATAACCGTCTTGAAATCATCTTCTAAACAGTCCTGGTAAGCTTCGTTAGAAAGAATGCTCCACAGAGTCTTGTCCGACACCTTCCACTCTTCCTGAAACAACATCGAAAAAGGATCGTCGTGAAACCACAGAGCGTGGAAAATCTCGGGATGATCGGGATCGTGCTCGGCTAAACCTACCCTTTTTACCTCATTATACAGCCAGTAAACGTTCCACTCGTACGACCTATCCAACGACCCGCGAAAAACGTCTCGGCCGTTATAGTGCCACTCTTCCGCATCATAATCTTCGTCGTGATCAGCTATGTCGTCCGATATATTTCGGTAGACATAGTTGGGTTTCAAGATTGAATACATTATTTAATAATAAGTTAATCAAACCGCACAGTTACACGCACATTGTGGGGAGTCATAGACTTGGTAGCCGAATGCGAAAGCTCGTGGCGCTTCTTTGTCGGACTGTCGGTTTTCTCATGGAGTCGGGTCTCCATATCCGAATGAACGGTTTCGCGATGCTGTTCAAGGTAATCCAGAACTTCGTCGGTAATAGCCCACTCAAAAAAATTCAACTGGCCTACGGTAGTATCAATATCGTGGAACTTGATACGCTTCCACCGACAAAACGGGTCAAACATCTTCTTGCTATAAGCTTTTAGATGAGACTTATATGACAGGTACACAATCACGAGCTTCTTATCCTTACTGTTCTTGGTCATATACGAAACATTGTACTTCTTGGCGTAATTGGTCACGAACCAGTCAATGAGCCGGAGCGATAGGTTAGACTTTCCCGCCAGAATATCGCGAACGCGCTCAATGTTCTTGCCGGTATAAAACTTCTCCAGACGATAAAGCACCCACTGTTCCTGACTTTGAATTTCCATTACTTAATACTTCATCGTATCCTGAAAACGGGTTTAATTCAACTATGTTAATGGATAAGATAAACAGATGGACAAGGTTGAACAGCTAATAGCTTCCTACGGCCAAGATGACCAGCGAACGGCGGCTTGGCATTCCAAGCGAGGAGAAATGCTGACGGCCTCCGAAATTTATAAGGCAGTTCACGATGCTTCTCCCGCTCTAAAACACGAGATCGTGATGTCCAAACTCCTGCCTCGTCAGCAACAGCAATCAGGGTTTGGTCCCAAGGCCCTTATGTGGGGAACGAGGTTTGAACCTATCGCCAAACACATTTATACCACTTATCTCCAAGGCGGGGTCCGGATTGTGGACACTACCTGTATTCCTCACCGCGACCACCCGTTTCTGGGCGCTTCGCCTGATGGTATTCTGGTCACGGACGACAAGGAGGATTTTAGGTACGGGAAGCTCGTAGAGTTCAAGTGTCCCATCTCGCGGGAGTTTGATGATACTACCCCGATTCCTCCAACCTACTTTCACCAAATGCAGCTTCAGCTGGAGTGTACGGATATGGACGAGTGCGACTACGTTGAAATGAAGTTCCGCGAGGTGACGTATACTGAATGGCTAGAATCGCCGGCTCGGTATAAATCTTGGTTTGCGGTTGATGAGAGCGGTAAAGTGGTTTATCGCGAGATCGAAGACCAGCGGGACGTAGCTACTTGGCGGAAGGAAATGATGCCCACTCTGGAGACCGAGTGGTGGACTACGGTATACTGGGTCTTTGACAAGCATCGCCTATCTAGCGTTCCTCGTGACCGGACGTGGCTCTCAACGAATATCCAGAGTTTCCGCGAGATTTGGGAAACTATCAAGGCCCATCGGGCAGCGGGAACGGTTCCCGAACACCCGAAGGAGAAGACTATTCTAACAATTTGAAATAATCTTTGAAATCACCGTGAAAAGACCAAATTCAGACATAATCTTCTTCTTGGTAGCACGGATCGCATCGATGCGCCGAGACCACCAATCTTCTTCAATAGCCTGACGAACAATTTCGGCGGCTTTTGCCGGGTCATCTAACGGAAGGCGTACAAACGCTTGAGGATCAATATACTCCTCTAGGTTAGGACATCCCCAGTAAAAGGGCAGACATTCGCAAATTAAGGGCTCCCATATTTTTTCAGTAGCGTAGTTCATTTCCGAGTTGTTTTCTACGGCCAACACGTACTTGTACTTGGAGTATACGTTGTACCGATTCTCTTCGGGAACCTGGCCGATATAAAGAGGCATCGAGTGGTAATTCTCCTTACCATATACGTCAACGCCACACAATCCGGCCAACTCAATACGAGCAATATGGCCCGTATCGTTCTTTTTATCACTGAAGATGGAACATACGCTATTAGATTTTGCCGGAAGAGTATCCAGGTCTCCGATTAGACTCCAACAAGCCGGATTCAGTGCCTTACGTGGAGTTTGGATGTATAAAAACTTCTTGGGGTCAGGATTAGACCACGCTCCCCAAGTCTTGGCCCCCCACTTCTTGGAGTCGTCGTATACCCAAGGCTCCATCTGTATAATGATGGTCTTCTTAGGATCATAATAATCGTCTTGGGCAGGATAATTAATAACTACGAAGTAATCTGCCGTGTCGGATGACGTAACATCAAAATGAGTTATAGGCATACAATCCGTCTTAAGATCATCTACATACTCCGATGACGACTTCCAGCTACAAAGCATCTTGACTTTGGGTTTAGTAGTTGTAGGCACTTCTGGTTTATTTTTAACGTATAACCCGTCATTGGGACCAAAATACATGGATTTTTGAAGTTTTGTCATATCGATGTATTGCTTAAAGTATCCTAGCGTGTTGAAGGCAACACAATCAAACGAATCTCTGGCGACCCTCATAGATTCAGAAATACTTAGTTTCTTAAAGGTCAGATCACCTCCAATGTAATCAAGGCCAGGGTAAAATGTAAAGTCATTATCTATACTAGTGAAGTCCATACTGGTATTATCCTTCTGAATATCGGTATCCACGTTCTGGCCTACGCGCTCGTACCACTCGGAAAAAACAAGCTGGGGGCGGAGTTCCTTACAATCTAGTTCCTTACAGATTTTGATTACGTAGTCAATTCCGTGCTTGATACCGTTCTTGGCAATATAGTCCACCAGAATACGCGCCCCCTTCTTGTTGATAGAGTAAGCGAACGTCCCGCCCAAATTCAGATCCTTCTGGTTATCTGACACGGCCAATCCCCCATTTCCCGTAACGTACACATCCTTCGTGGACTCACGGTTAGTGCTGAACATATGGTATCCCAAATGAAGGTAATCAAACTTACTGAACGCCCCGCTTTTCTTAATAGCCTCGTACTTGGCCTTGAAGTCGGAGGCCAAGGTAATATCATCTTCAAAAATCACGTAATATTCATTGTTGTTATCCGATAATAGCTTGTTCCACAAATTGTAGTGAGAAAGAGCACACCCAATAACGCCAACCCTACTCCCAAAATCATTGCCGTTGAAAAGGTCCTTGAGTTCTTGAGTAGGTTTCAACTCCTTTCCGTCAACAGCCTCCACGATTTCATACTCAAACTCCTTGAACAGTTCCTCCATCACCTTTCGCCTATCGGGGCGCCGCTTCAAATTCACGACCTTCATATCTTTAGTTTTATCAAATTGGTTCTCATTATTTAAGTCATAAGCGTTCTTGATCTCCTTGTTTTTTGGGTCGGTTGTTAGACGACCGATATGTCTACAACAAACCATATCAAAGAAAGCTGATTTGTAACCCGATTCCATCCACTTCATAGCATAATCCATTTCAAAAAAAGTATTGGGACTATCGTAATTCCCGAGACTCAAGATCGTCTGGACGTCTACCATACTCGGCCGGAAACTGTAGTGTGGCCAGTAATGGCAATTCATGTATGGGAACTTTTCTTTTGAGTATTCGTGTAGTACAAATCCGGGTACCAATGGTGTACATCCGCGAATATTTATGTCCTGTATAGTTTCAGAGTATTCGCGATTGAATAATACCTGTTTGATTTGAGTTTGAGATTCAAGGAACCTTATTGAATCCTGGACGTACGGGCGCTTTACGTGGAACAGGAAATCGTCTTCCATATGAATCCAGTAGCGCGGTTTCAGTTCGTTCAGCTTGTTCCAAATGATGTTCATGCTTTCGCGATGACCCTTTTCTTCAGGCGTCTTCAAGTAAAAATTAAACCAAGGGTACAGCTTCTTCATTGTCTGACGGTCTGCCTTGTTTGAGTTATCATCCACGCAAAACCAGTAATCAATTTGGTCAGCATCCGTCCAGTGGTTCAAAATAGAGTTCACGGTTTCCCTGAACAGGTCCAGACGCTTACAAGAAGTCATTGACAAGAATACACGGTTATTGGAACTCTGTTTAGGCTTGAATTTAGAAGATTGGGTAAGAAGGTCACGGTTCTTCTTGAAAAGAAGATTCCAAATCACAACAGTTTCGTTTAGATCGTCGCATGTTTGAATATAGTTAGTCAGGTGGTAAAATAGGGCCAAAGTATCCGGATCATCGTTCATCTCCGACACATGGAATCGCAAGTTCTTGAACGATCGGTCCCTAATCGTCGGCTGGCAGATATTATTCAAAATAATCTTCTTCAGACACGAGTATGACAGTTTACGATCGTTGGTGTAAAACGCACTTATGCTTATATTGAATTCCATTATGTCGTTGTAGTACTCCTTGAACAGAAACAACTTATCTTGTGGGTCTTTATTGTAGTGCTTGTGCTTCTCGTACAACAGTACGGCTAATGAGTGCAAATTTGCATCCTTGAGCATTTCAATCGCGAAAATAACTCCTTCGGCACGATCAGAATCGAACATATCGGCCTTCAGAAAATACTCCATCGCCTTCTGGAAATTTCCCTTTCCGCGATACTGAAATCCCAGCATCAAGCACGAATAATACTTCTCCTGAACCCAGTTATTCAACTTGTCGGCCACGAGAGTGTACCATTCTATAGCATCATCAGTGTGATTACAGTCCTTGAAACTCTGGGCACAGTAAAAAGCGTACCTGCCAGCCAATCCTCCGCCAGTTTCTACCTCCTTGTGGTAGGCAGCCTTCAGAATTATGGCATCCTTCAAGTACTTATCCTTATCGCGACTACGGGCTCCTGTCTTTCCCGAATCGATGTAATAATTCCCCGGGATAACTCCCTCGGACGGATGTCCCTGTTCCAGCGCTAAAAACTCGTGAAGAACCCCAACGAACTTACTCTTCTTATGGGCCGTGACCAGCAGGGGGCGGTAATATGTGAAGTCCTTTCCGAACTGTAGCTTATAAAAATCGTGGGTCAGTTTAGGAATGTTGACCGTTCCGTGAATCGTATCGTCCGCATCAAAGATGAAAATGTAGTCGGCTTTCTGGTAAGCTCCCTGAAGAGCCAAAGTACGATTATGACCAAAATCTTTCCACTCGTGCTGGAGAAGTTCACCCGGAATCCCCTTTTCCTTAAAGAAGTCCCGGATGATATCACGGGTATTATCGGTTGAACCGGTATCACAAATTACCCAGTAAGAAAAGGTAATTTGTTTAACGAGTTTTTCCAAGGTGTCCTTGATTACGTGCTCCTCGTCCTTGACGATCATATTCAGGCATATCGTTGACATTAAACTATTAAATCCTCATACGCGTAAGTTGATTTCAGAAAGGAACGTAAGAGTTCCAAGTATTTACGCGGTAGGGCGTCTCAATCCCAGTTGGTAGAACCGGCGGTGGCTGGGTGGGCTTGAAATTGTTGGTCTGCTGGGCGTAGGAAGAAACTCGCGTCTCGTCGGTCTTACGGTCATTGGTCTTATCAATAAAGGCAATCTCAAATCCCTCGCGGTACTTGGTTATGACGTACCCAACCAATCCCAGGCCAGCGATAATTGCTACAAAGGCCCAGTTGTTCATTTATCTATAGCGTAAAAAATGGATTGGGCTTTTAGTAGGTATCAAATAATAATAATGGACGACCGTGTTATTAAGACTATCACCGAAATGCTTACCGAGCGCGGAGTTAAGGGTACGATGGACCCGGTGACTCCCGCTATGGACGAGACGCATATGTACAACTTTGGCGGCGTTCTGGTAGTTTACAGCACCAAGAACCGAATTGCCGGCATTAACCCCTTCGTTGAATTCGCCAAGGAGAACGGGTTCACTTCCGGTATTATCATCATCAGCGAGACGCCGTTGAGTGAGAAGGT